CGAGATGCCATGGACAGGCTGACTCAGACAGAGATTGTTCTCGACACGGCCACGATGGCCTCAATCGACAAATACATCGCGACGCTGTTCCATGACGGAACGGCTTCCGTCCACCAGACAAAGCTTGGTCTAAGCAATCTGATAGTTATGAAGGAACTGCCTATGCCTGCGCTGAAGGCCTCGTTTGAGGCCTCAAGGCGGAAGGGCGGGGCGTCGGAGTGGATGAGGAGAGATCATCTTGCAGGTCGCAAGAAGAAATGGTGTCGAGATAGAGTTCTTCAACTTCGAAAGAAGGAGAACGTCTTCCAAACCGCGTCGCGGCCACTGGGGGCCGCTTGGCAATCGGTAATGTCTGATGTTAAGTCAACCCGCAAGGAGAGACGGCGTGCAAACATGGACTGCATATTAGGTCTCAGACCAGGGAAGAGGACTACCACAATTAAGTGGACAGCCATTCCGGGAAGTCAGTACGCCCGAGGGCGCGAAGAAACTGTATCTATGGGTCGTCCGTCTGGACACCCTCCTACCCGGTTCCCACCAATAACGTTGCCGGTTCTGTTTGACATTGCTCTTCACGATCGTGATAAGCTGTGTCGAACTCTACCGATCGTCAACGATCAGGGTAAGATACGTATTGCTACACTTCATAATAGTGCGACGGTACTGGTGTCGCGCTGTCTGACGGCTGTGTTTATGCCGTACATGAAGAAATGTAGCGCCCTCAAGGAAATTATGACCAACGACGTGATCAACCTTGACGGGCGAGGGGCGGAGTCTCGCGGTGATGGCAATTTGAGTCTCTATTCAGCCGACTTCGCTAAGTCGACCGATCCAATCGGCAATGGCACTTCGGCCTTCGTGCTTCGATCGATGTCAAAACACATCTGTGTCCCTGAGTGGGTTGATAAAGCCATAACAAAAGTTACGACGCCTCAGGAGATGTACTTCTCGGACAAATCAAAACATACGAAGATGTCGTCATGCGGAGCGTTCATGGGATTAGGCCACGGCTGGGTCGTCTTGTGTATCCTCAACGGGTGGGCTGCTTGGAAAGCAGGCGTCACCCCGGAGTCCTTTCGAATTTGCGGAGACGACCTAATTGGCCTTTGGAGTAGAGAGTCAATACGGCGGTACGAGCAGGCAATCGTAAGTATAGGTCTTAAGCTTAACAAGGCTAAATCATTT